TTCTTCTCTTTTCTCAGGGCTTTAATTTTATTTCCCAGTGGCGAAGGCACTTTTTTCTCCGAGTATTAATGACTTGTAGACTTACTAACAGGATACCACCAGAAAGAACACTTTTGTATTGGCTTGACAAACCTATCATCGGTTATCAAAATCAGTTTTGTTCGGTATAGCGAACTTTTTAAAAACAGCGTCGCTCCTTACTCGGGTGGTAGCTGATAACAACTCACCGCCCGATGAAGGAGCAATACATGACCGATTATGAATATATTTCGAAGTTAATTAGACACCTACCACCGGTTGCTTTCCGCACTTTTCTTGCAGAACAAACAGCTGTAGAAATCCCTGAACTCAATAGCAAAGACACACTAACCGCCCAACGCGCTGTACTCACCACCCACATGTCAGAGCTGAGTATTCACACACTTCAAAAGCTGGAGGAGATTTGCGAGAGCATCGCGCTGCTTTCCGATGGACCAGGGCAAGACGTGATCGAAGGAATCAAGCAAGAGATCAAGACAGATAAGGGAATAGAGGCTTTTTCTGCTCTACGAAACCCTTATCAGAAATCGCTCTGGTTCTTCGAGCATGAGCCCCGCTTATTTGATGAGGCTCTGAACTCACGTCAGGCCGATCTCTTTCGTCAAAGCCAATCTTGCTACTCAGGTTTCCTCGCCGACATAGACCTGATCCTCCATGAAGACGAGCACTCACAGGAGCGGTTTCATGAAGCGGCCGCGGCACATTTCGGTTGCCCGAAGGATGAGATCGCTATTCAGGTGTTTCGTCGTTTACGGACTGACACAACAGCAGAGCCAACCATCGCATTGTATCAGGTCAGCATCCACTACAATCGCCCACCCGAAATTGTAGAATGCGTTCAGCATAGCGAACTTGTAGCCAACGAAGTGGTTCGAGCTATTTCGTCCCACATCACCTACGAACCCGATAAAGGTTACGTTGAAGTACTATCGAAGGATACGCAGGGACGTGACGCTCTGGCAGCCATCGTTGCCGAAACACTGCTTGCCTCTCCCATCACAGGCGAGTCAGTCCCTATCAAGCAATACGATTACCAGAGTCTGGCCGCACCTAGGAACTTTGATATTACAAACGAACCCGTCACCAGCGTTAAGGTCCTTGAGCTTGGATATGCTGGCCCCGTATGCGGATCATCGATTGCCAAGGTATCCATCCGAGACCCTCAGGATATCTACAGTGCTGCAAAAAGCCTGTACAACAATCCCGCGTTCGAATTCCGCGACTACACACTGAACTTTGCCAAGATCTCTATCAAGCTTCGCAAAGAGGGTCGTGGACGCGCCAGAACGATCACCATTGAACTGCGCGGCGATAACCGCTGCAACATTAAAACCAAACGTGAGAAGGATCGCGCCTTATGTGACCACCTGCTTCACAAATGGAATCTAGTCAAAGAGGTCTCGAAGGATGCGCGCCCTATCGACCCAATCGCTGCTTGATCTAATTACACTCTTCGAGCAGTCCGTTCAAAGGGTGGTTGGTGAGGACGGGCAAATACTGACCGGCATACCAGGATGGAAGCTTCGCCAATACGAAGCACTGGATTCAAAGCACATCTCTGAGTGGTGTGATTGTATCGGCTATGCCGGTTACTACTCCGCGCCTTATGGTAATGATCACTGTGACGTTGATGTTTTTCCGGATGATGAATCTGACCGTTATCTGTACCGGTGCCCAGAAACCTTTAGACTCCGAACAATAGAGCCGGCAGATATTGCCATTTACCACCCTCGGAAAGAGCTGCTTTTAAACGCTATGGCTGACCTCTTAGATATCCCGACGGCGCTTCGTAGCGGAATATCACAAGCCGATATTCAGGGAACACTCTGGCGAATCGGTAAAGTCCGGGTGGGGCATACACTGACAGATATTTGGCTAACCAGAGGATTGGTGTTCTCGATCGAGGCGGTGTTTCAGCGGCTACAACAAACCGAGCTGTCAGATTTCGGCATTATCCTCACGACCGGGAATGCTCTACCCTCCGTCATTACTGTGCCGAGTCACTATCGAGTAATCCCGATCAAAAAGATTATCGACTCAACCCAGCCTGTCGCAAGACTTGATAGCGAAATACTCAACCGATTAGTTTCTGGCATTGATTCCCTGCCTGATAATCCAATGGCTCCGGTACACTTTGATGAGTACACCAACACCCTGACTATTCGTACCAATCCGACACCGTGGGTCATCAGCGGTCCAAAGCAAGCGGCCGCCATCAAATATATGGTCGATCAAGCAAACAAGGGGAGATGGGAACTTCCCGCCGCTGAAATTCTCGGTGGCGTTTACGGCAGACAAAACCTGGGGCGTAGTAGGCGAATTCAAGACCTATTTAAAAGTAATTCCCAGTGGCGCGATTACATCACAAATCACGAGAAAGGCATTTGGGGATTCGTGACCTGAAGTTGCTAGAATGTATCTACTCGGATACGCTTGCTTTATGTTTACCTTCAAAATCCTATGGCAAAGTCGTTGGAGGAGTAGAACATGAGCAGACCACTTAATGTCGCCAATCTACCTGAGTTTGATATGGCGTCCCAACTCCGCGATGAAAATGATATCGCCGAATATCTGTCTATGGTCTTAGAAGATGGTGACAGTGATGAACTGATACGAGCAATTGGCCATGTAGCCAAAGCACGCGGAATGACACAGATTGCTAAGGAAACCGGGCTTGGGCGTGAAAGTCTCTACAAAGCTTTGTCTGCCGGAGCCAAGCCACGCTTTGAAACCATTCTGCTTGTTTTGCGTGCACTCAATATAGATCTTAAAGCAGTAAGTCACGAAGCAGCCCATCACTAAGCTAGCTGTGCACTGACATCTGATAACCGCCTCCGGGCGGTTTTTTGTTTCTGGTCGATTACCTTTTGACCGACTTACTCCACTCCTCCCATTTCTCCCCCCATCACGTGGGCTGACGCCCCTACATCCCCGCCACCAAACTGACCTCACGTTTTCGCAATAACCAACAGGAGTGCAACGTGAGTATCAAACACATCAACCAGACACTACTAGCCGAGCGCTGGTGTGTCAGCGAGACCACCCTTGAACGGTGGCGCTCGCAGGGCATTGGCCCGGTCTTTCTCAAACTACATGGCCGCATCGTTTATCGCGAAGAGGATATCCAGGCTTATGAAGAGGAGTGTCTTCGCAAAAGTACCTCGCAAAGCGTGCATGCGGGAGGTGTGGCATGAACCTTCAACAGATCAACGAGATTATCTGCACACCAGTAAGTACCCTCTCTGAGCTCTCCAGCGACTCGCTGTTTCGTCTGAAAAATGATGCGGCCGATCAGCTGGCTATGGCTAAAGCGTTGTGCGAGCAAGTGGATCGTGTGCTTGAGCACCGCTACAACACCCAGGCTCAACAGCAGCGTCTTTCTGCCGGCAAAGACACGGGCGTCGTGCATTTCGATGATGGCGAAGTGCGTATCTCGGCTGACCTACCCAAGCGTGTCACTTGGGATCAGAAGAAGCTTGATGAGATCGCAAAGCGTATCGCTGCCAGCGGTGAAGATCCGGGTCAGTACATCGACATCAGCTACAAAGTATCCGAACGCAAATACGACGCTTGGCCAGACAATCTCAAATCCTCTTTTGCTGGCGCTCGCACCCTTAAAACCGGCAAGCCTAGCTTCCGCCTCTCTCTACTCGAGGAGGCACAGCCATGAGCCTTCCAATCATTTCGGCGGATCAACGCCTTGCTGAAAAGCGTGGCATCAAAGGCTGTATCTTCGGCAAGAGTGGCATAGGTAAAACCTCACTGCTCTGGACGCTGGATGCACCCAGCACTCTCTTCTTTGATCTCGAGGCCGGTGACCTAGCGATCGAAGGCTGGAGCGGTGACAGCATTCGTCCCAAGACTTGGCCTGAGTGTCGCGACTTTGCCGTCTTTATCGGTGGCCCCAACCCAGCCCTTCGCGATGACCAGGTCTACAGCCAGAGTCACTATGACGCAGTCTGTGAGCGCTTCGGTGATCCGGCAGAGCTAGAGCGCTACGAGACCATCTTCATTGATTCCATCACTGTTGCAGGTCGCCTCTGTTTTCAGTGGTGTAAAGGTCAGCCTCAGGCGTTTAGTGAGCGCAGCGGTAAACCCGATATGCGCGGCGCCTATGGTCTGCACGGTCAGGAGATGATCGCGTGGCTCACGCACCTCCAACACACCCGTAACAAGAACATCTGGTTTGTTGGCATCCTCGATGAGCGACTCGACGACTACAACCGAAAGGTATTCACGCCACAGATTGACGGCTCCAAAACGGGTCTTGAACTACCGGGCATTGTCGACCAAGTCATTGCTATGGCGGAACTCAAAGACGAAGACGGCAACCCTTTCCGTGCCTTCATCAACCACACGCTGAATCAGTGGGGCTACCCCGCGAAGGATCGCAGCGGTCGTTTGAATGCCATCGAGGAGCCTCACCTCGGCCACTTGATGGCCAAGATCAAAAGTCCCGCTGCACCAGCATCTGAGCGGCTTCGCTTTGACAGCCCTAAACCCCTTCAAGAATCCCTTAACCCCGAAACAGGAGATGCCTTATGAGCCTCTGGAACGACTTTAACAACGCTGATGATCAGCAATCCTATGACGTCATACCTAAAGGAACTGTCGCACGCGTTCGCATGACCATTAAGCCCGGCGGGCTTGATGACCCAAGCCAAGGCTGGACGGGAGGCTTCGCAACGCAAAGCACGATGACCGGATCTGTATATCTGAACTGTGAATTCGTGGTCACAGAGGGGCCCTTTGCGAAGCGAAAAATCTGGAGCCTTATCGGATTAGAGAGTCCTAAGGGGCCCGAGTGGGCCAACATGGGCCGCAGCTTTATCAAAGGCATTCTGAATTCATCGTGTGGTCTGCACCCTGGAGATCAATCACCTAAGGCTCAACAGATGCGTCGCATCTCTGGCTTTGCCGATCTTGAAGGGATCGAGTTCGTTGCAAAGATCGATGTCGACAAAGACCAGAACGGTGAGCTGAAAAACATCATCAAATCAGCTGTCACGCCCGATCAGAAGGGATATACCGAAGCGATGGGCGCTACTCCTGCCGCCCCTGTACCTGCTGCATACACAGCTCCAGCAACGCAAGCCGCTCCAACTCAAGAGCAACCGGCTGTACCTAGCGGTCGTCCGGCCTGGGCTCAGTAAGGGAGTACGCTAATGATTCTTCGTCCCCGTCAAAAGGTGTTTGTTGAGCGCTGTCTCTCGGCGCTCGAGAAACATGACAACACTCTGGGAGTGGCACCAACCGGTGCTGGCAAAACCATCATGCTCTCGGGTGTTGCGGGACGATGGATCCAGGGTACTCAGGCCAAAGTGTGTGTCCTAGCTCACCGTGACGAACTCACCGAGCAGAATGCCTCCAAGTTCAAGCGAGTAAACCCGAATATCGAGACATCTGTCTTTGATGCGAAAGGGAAGTCCTGGGAGGGACAGACTACCTTCGCGATGGTGCAGACACTCTCTCGCCAGTCGAATCTAGAAAAGATGCCTGCTTTGGATCTGCTAGTCATCGATGAAGCTCACCACGCGGCAGCACCCAGCTACCGCGCCATCATTGAACAGGCTCAAAAGCGTAATCCAAGCCTGAAGCTCTTCGGGGTAACCGCAACACCCAATCGTGGAGACGGCAAAGGTCTACGTCCTGTATTCAGCAACGTCGCTGATCAAATCAGTCTTGCTGAGCTCATTCAATCTGGTCACTTGGTACCTCCACGCACCTTTGTGGTGGATGTTGGCACCCAAGCCGCACTCTCAGAGGTGAAGCGCTCCGCCGACGATTTCGACATGCATGAGGTCGACGCCATTATGAACCGCAAGGTGATTACCGAAGCGGTCGTAAAGCACTGGCACACACATGCAGGCAAGCGCAAAACGGTGGTGTTCTGCTCCACGGTTGATCACGCCAACAACGTTGCGGACGCATTTCGACAAGTCAATGCAACTAGCGTGGTTGTCCACGGCGCCCTGACGAAGGCTGAGCGAGAATCTGCACTTGCGCAGTTTGCCACCGGCCAAGCGCAGGTCATTGTTAACGTCTCAGTGCTAACCGAAGGCTGGGATCACCCACCGGTTGATTGCGTGGTGTTGCTGCGCCCGAGCTCTTACAAATCGACGCTGATTCAGATGATCGGCCGAGGGCTTCGCACTGTCGATCCTGAAGAGTATCCCGGAGTCAGCAAGACCGACTGCATTGTGTTGGACTTCGGTACCAGCACCCTCATGCACGGATCGCTCGAACAAGAGGCCTTGCTCGACGGTCATCAGAGATCTGGCAAAGCCCCAACCAAAACCTGTCCAGACTGCGATGCTGAGGTGCCACTCTCTTCTATGGAGTGCGCACTGTGCGGCCATGTTTGGGAGCGCACAACCGATAGTGAGAAAACCGAACTCACCGAGTTTGTGATGTCTGAAGTCGATCTACTGAAGCGCTCGTCGTTCCGCTGGTGTGATCTCTTTGGCGATGACACAGCCCTGATGGCGACAGGCTTTTCAGCATGGGCAGGTGTGTTTTATCTAAACGGTCAATGGTTCGCCATTGGCGGTGGTAAGAGGCTGGGAACGCATCTGCTCTCGATCGGCGAACGCTCACTTGGCATCGCTGCAGCCGACGATTGGCTGAACGAGCACGAAAACGAGGCGGCGGCTCGGAAGTCTCGCACCTGGCTAAGCCAAAGTGTCACTCAACAACAACTCAAATACCTGCCAGTTGGATACCAACAGAACTTCGGACTGACACGCTATCAGGCGTCGTGCCTGATCACCTTCCGCTTTAACAAAAGAGCCATTCAAACACGCATTTTCGCAGCAGCCAAAACACAGGAGGCTGCCTGATGTTGTGTGCAATTTGCGGGCGTGAAGGACGCGGGTTCTGTTGGGTATCACCCAGACGCTCTGACATACAAAGGACATTCAAACGCTTCTGCTCAATGGCATGCCAAGAGATTCATCAACAACGATTTAAAGGAGGTCATGTGATTGACCCTACTCATAACGAAAACGCAGCCGTGGTCGCTGTTCTGCCGGTGCTAGGTGACTACGTCGCCAAGATTGGTATGGAAAAGCCCCTCGCTGACTACAGTCGCGAACAGATACTGCAACTGATTGAAACCGTCCTCGATGGCTACTTTGCCCATCTGCGTACCAATACGCCTGACGATATGCCGTTCTAGGAGGTTGCGATGTTGGACTTTAATTCATCTAACAACCTTAGTGAGCGCATCACCGCATTCATCGATGAGGGGTTGGCAAAGGATCGCAATGCTCAAACCCAGCGAGACTACCTTGGTGCCTCACGGTTGGGCGTCGCGTGTGATCGGGCGCTGCAGTACGAATACCTTAATGCACCCGTTGATACCGGACGTGAGTTCTCAGGTAAAACCCTGCGCATCTTTGAGGCCGGCCATGTCTTTGAGGAACTAGCGATTAAATGGCTGCGTGATGCGGAGTTTACGCTTCTCACAGAGACTGCGACGGGAGGCCAATTCGGCTTCACGGCAGCCGGCGGTCGGCTGAAAGGTCATATCGACGGGATTATCACCGACGCGCCAGCAAAGCTGGGGCTCAGGTTCCCGATGCTATGGGAGTGCAAAAGCCTCAACAACAAATCCTGGAACGATACCGTCAAGAAAGGAGTCACGATTTCCAAGCCTGTCTACGCCACCCAAATGGCGATCTATCAGGCATACATGGAAACCGATATCCCGGGCATCTCTGAGCACCCTGCACTCTTCACCGCCATCAATAAAGACACCGCAGAGCTCTACTTTGAGTTGGTGCCGTTCAACGCGGGGCTAGCGCAACAAGCATCAGATCGCGCAGTGCGCATCTTGAATGCCTGCGGGGCTCATGAGCTGTTGCCTAGAGCCGCAGCTGATCCCTGTCACTTCACCTGCAAATTCTGCGCATGGCAGGAGCGCTGCTGGGGGGGCCAAGCATGAGCAATATCGTTTGGCTCGATTTCAACGATGCGGCCGATCAGCCATCTGAGGACCAGCCATCCAAGCCGACCACACAGGAGATCAAACAGCGTCTGATTGAGCGACTGCCTGATGTGCTCGGCTCTCTGCTCCCGCGAGGTGTGACGCGCGGCAGCCAGTTCCTCGTGGGCGATCTGGACGGCAATCGTGGCAAGAGTCTCGTAGTCGAACTAACCGGCACAAAAGCCGGCATGTGGATCGACTTTGCCACTAACGATCACGGTGATGTGCTGGACCTGTGGGGACAAGTGCGCGGTTTCAATCGCCACTCCCAATTTCCAGAGTTGATCGCTGATATCACTCAGTGGTTAGGAGACCCTGCGATTGCCTCTTATACAGCACCGACACAGCCCAAAGTGCCAACCGACGAGCTAGGTCAGTACAGTCATAAGTGGGACTACACCGATGCCAACGGCAAACTGATCGCCTGCGTCTACCGCTATGACACACCTGAGGGTAAGGAGTTTCGGCCCTGGGATGTCCAGGCTCGAAAGATGGCAGCGCCCAATCCTCGTCCGCTCTACAACCAGCTAGGTCTGAAAACCTCGCACTCGGTTGTATTAGTGGAAGGCGAGAAAGCAGCCGATGCACTGAACTCTGTCGGCATTACCGCCACCACAGCGATGAATGGCGCAAGCGCCCCGACCGACAAAACCGATTGGTCTCCCCTCTCAGGAAAGGACGTGCTGATTTGGCCCGATAATGATCCCTCGGGCATTGAGTATGCGCAGGCCGCAGCTCAAGCCTGTGTCGCGGCGAAAGCCGGCAGTGTGGCCATTCTTCAAATTCCAGCGGGACACCCTGCGAAGTGGGATGCAGCTGATGCTGTGGCACAAGGTTTGGACTGCGGCGGATTCATTGCCCAAGCCGACAAACGAATCGTTAAGGCCGAAGCGGGTACCATCCCAACCTTTAAGTTGGGCGAGCTTCTGGATGATGACTCACCCATCCCTGCGGACTTGATCGCACCGCGAGTGCTGACGCCCTCTGGAATGTTGGTATTTGGTGGTGCCCCCAAGGTCGGCAAGAGTGATTTTTTGCTCTCGTGGCTAACGCACATGGCCGCTGGCGCTGAGTTCTTGGGCATGGCACCGCCACGCCCTTTGCGAGTCTTCTATCTTCAGGCCGAGGTGCAGTACCACTACCTGCGCGAGCGTGTGAAGGAGATCCAACTCCCCGCCTCCCGACTTTTGGTTGCCCGTGAGAACTTTGTCGCAACGCCTCAGCTTCGTCTGATTCTAGATGAGGACGGAATCAACCAGGTGATACCAGCGATCAATCGGGCGTTTAGTGATGGGCTACCCGACATCATTGCGATCGATCCGATTCGTAACGTCTTTGATGGCGGAGACGGTGGCGGTGAGAACGATAACGGCGCCATGCTGTTCTTCCTGTCGCAACGGGTCGAACGGCTGCGTCATGCGATCAATCCAGAGGCCGGCATCATTCTCGCCCACCACACTCGCAAGCTGGGCAAGAAACAGTTTGAGGAGGACCCGTTTCAAGCGCTCGCCGGTGCGGGTAGTCTGCGAGGTTACTACACCACTGGCATGTTGCTGTTTCGTCCCGACGAGACACGCAGCACGCGCCAGCTGATCTTTGAACTACGTAACGGTCCAGGCCTGCCGCAGTTCAATCTGGACAAGGTCGATGGCGAGTGGCGCCCGGTCGAGACCAGCGATCGTTTAGTAAATCAGAGCCATGGCGAAAAGCTTGATGCCGAGCGTCGCCGCAAGCAAGACATCATCCTGCAGCTGATCTTTGAAGAGGCCGCCCAAGGGCGTGTCTATACCGCTAACCAGTTTGCAGAAGCGTTCGAGGGGCAAGCCGGTCTTGGCGCAAACCGCACCATTAATGAACGCATCGCTGTCTTAGCAACCAAGGGATATCTCAAGTTCTGTCGCGATACCGATCACTACAACCTGCCACCACTGGTGCGCAGCAAGTACGGCTATCTCTGTGTGGAACAGATGACCATTCCTGGCAGCAACGCTCTCAATCACGAGACCGGTGAGTTAGTTCCATCTCAAATTCCCGTGCTTCCCACTCACTACAAATGCCCCCAAACCGGCGCGGCACTGCCCGTCGAAAACCCGAACATATGGATCTATCAAGAGGATAATTTATGATCAATTGCCTACCAATTTACCCCGAAAAACCCGTCGCTGGAGTTCTGCAATCTGGAGCAGTTTGCTGCAATCTGCAATCTGCCCGCAAACTTAACCTCAATAAAATCAGTAACTTATTTGAGTTTGCAGATTGCAGAGATCAGATTGCGGAGAGCGCCTGCAATCTGCTTAATATTCCATGTAAATCAATAGGTTACATACCAATTCCAGATTGCACGCGGACACCCCTATACCTACGGTATAGGAACCCACTGACGTTTCTTACGTCAGTCAGTAGGTTCCGACAACGCCAGCCTAACTCAAGCTCGGTTTCGGGTGTAGGTGGTGACGTTGTTGGAGGGACTGTCTGATGAACGCCGTCAATTTTCGAATCACACCCAAAGCAGGCAAGACAATCAAAGTCGAGGACCAAGTCTATCGCCTAATTGGCTCAGCACCCTATGCAAAAGCGGAGGGTGAGCTGTCAGTCATCCTGACTTGGGAAAGTCAGTGTGCTGAGTGTGGAGAGACATTCACAACCACCTCTGCACTCATCACCAAATACCTCAGCCGTCGCTGCAGAAAACATCGCAAAGCGGGTCGCCCCGTTACAAAAAAATCAAAAATCAGGAGGCCCCATCTTGCTTAACACAACCATCCTCGCACTCGACCTTGGCACTCAAACCGGTTGGGCACTCTCATCCGGTGATAGAGACATCATCAGCGGCAGTGAATCGTTCAAGCCCTCGCGTTTTGAGGGAGGTGGTATGCGCTACCTACGATTCAAACGCTGGCTCACCGAACTGAAGGGTCATACCGATGGCATTGATGCCGTCTACTTCGAAGAGGTTCGCCGGCACGCCGGTGTGGATGCAGCACATGCCTACGGTGGCTTCATGGCCCATCTCACCGCTTGGTGTGAGCATCACAATATCCCGTACCAAGGGGTGCCTGTGGGCACCATCAAAAAACACGCCACCGGCAAGGGCAACGCCAGCAAGGAACTGATGATCCAAGCTGTTCAAGAGCGTGGCCATCAGCCTGTCGATGACAACGAAGCGGATGCAATCGCCCTGCTCTACTGGGCGCTGGATAAACAGGAGCTATCAGCATGAAAACACCACAACCTCGCTACCGCTGCCCACTGGGGCGGCTACAAGCCAACCAGAAACCTGACCCAGAGGACGTCAAAAAACAGGGCTGGAAGGAGCAACACATCTTGGTGATATCGCCCGAGGATGAACGGCTCGATTGGTATGAGCAGCAACTGCTTCGCAACATCGGCGATCGCCTCTACGGTGAGGAAGGAGGTCAGCGTGGCTAGGCTGACAGAAGAGCAAATTGCAGAGCGTCTGTTTGAGGCCGCACGCACCGCACACCGGCTTCCACCAGTTAAAGTTCAGGGATACTTCAACGCCTGGCCTGCCATCAAACGCATGCCCTGGGAGAACCTTGGAGCGGAGCCTGAGCCCATTCGTATTCCCCCCTCACCCGAGGCGGTTGAGCGTATGCTTGAGGTGATGCAGTGGATGGTGGGGCTGGAGGAAGAGCAACGCCATCTCCTGTGGATGCGAGCCGAACGCTATCCTTGGCGGGATATCTGTGCGCGAATTGGGTGTGATCGGACAACGGCTTGGCGTAAGTGGAAATATCTACTGATTTTTTTAGGAGAAAAACTAGAATCCTAGTGGCACACTTTATCACCAGATGATAGAGTTAAGCATGAAAAGAGATTCGGGCATTGATACTTTGCTTGATCTTCATGGCTATGTCTTAGATCAAGAGT